GTAGCCGAACGTAGCCGAACCGTCCACACCCGACATGATGTTGTCGAGCGTGGCGATGTTGCTCGTCACGGTTTGGTCTTGAACCGCAATGGTCTTTAGGAGGTTAAGCATTGCTTACTCCTTAGACCAAAGTGATTGCGCCGTCAAGTGTCACCGCACGTTTCGTGCCGGAGAGGTTGATTTGGGTGCGGTTGCCGTCGAAGGTGCGGTTGGCATTGATAAACACGTTTTCCACGTTCATCGTCTGTGCGCCGGATGCACCACGGAAGGTGATGCGGGCAAGAACAGGGGCGGACGTGGCATCTTTGTAAACAAACGGGTCGGTGAGAACCGCCGTGTTCATCAGATTGACCGAGAAGGACACGTCATAGGCGGAGACAATGGTTTGTCCGTCTTGAACGGTGTCGTTGACAGGGGTAAGGGTGACTTCCGCCGATTCCGTCAAGTGCAACGGATAGGCGTTGGTCAGTGCTCCAGTAGCGTTGGAAATCGCGATGTTGGAGAATACAAGGGTTTTGGTTGCAGACATTGCGGTATTAGGCTTGGGTTATGGATAGGTCACGGATTGAGGAAAACGCTAAAGTCATCGTTACATACTTGTCATTGCGGGTGATTCCCACAGAACCATCATATCCAAAGGTGAATATACGGTTTTCGGTGGTGTTTCCCGCATCAAGCGTTGATGCCCAATCGACAACGGCATCACGCAAGTCCATCAGGGGGTATTCGCCCCTCGTAGCATCATCACGGTTGTACGCCCGCACCACGGAAATATCCATGCCGTAGCGTTGACGTGATAATGTGGCGTATTCCGGCCCGCCCTTTTCGGTGACGGCTTCGGACGCTTCGTACAATGCGATTCTTGCCCGTGGGATGTCGGTACGCGATTCAAGGTCGATAGGCGGTACTCGGTAACCCTCGAAGATTACGGTGCGGTCGTCCACGGCATCCTTGAGCGATGCAATCATGGCGACGATGATATCCCTACTTGCGCCCACTCAGCACCTCCACGATTAGTAGCTTGAACTTTGCCATGATGTCTGCGGGAACGGAAGCAATGGTTTGTGGGAAGATGGAACGAATCCTACGCCCTACCCTGCGGTAGTTGATACCGTCTTGATGGTACTTAAAAATCCTACCACCATCCACGAACCCGATAACGGCAGTATTTGCGCCCTCGGTTTGCGGTTGCGTAGTACGTTCAATGCGAAGGTTGCGGGTGCGAAGGGTGACGTGTTCCGTTTCAAGCCCACGGTTCTTGCGTTTACGGGCGTATTGTGGCGTGTACTTTCTGTCGTACAAGTCAACCGCGCCCTCGCCTTCAAACCCCCTACCCGCACTTGTGTTCTCTTTCATGCGTTGGGCAATATCTTCGGCAATGGGATAACCCGCCTTAACCGCAAGTGTTGCGATACGCTCTTTCATCAACGCACCAAATTGCATACCAAGCGTCATAACGTGCGCCTCATGTAGGGAAGGAGCAAGTGTCTTGCCTCAAGCGACAAGCCGTTCACCGATGTTCTCGATGGGGTGTTCGGGTCTTGGCGATTCTTGTACTGGAATGAAAGTTCTTGCAGTATCGCCCCACGGATAGCGTCGGGGCAAGTCGTGTACCCCGTGACGTAGGTAGCAATAATCTGCCCACCCGTCTTGTTGTAGAATCGAATCTCTTTGTAGTCCATGCCCTCTACAACGTAGTCCGTGCCGGAGACAAGGGTTGTATCGACATTTTCTTCATCACGGCTTACAACGGCACTTACGGACGTGTGGGGGCCATATGGCAACACAACATACCCGCCCGTTCTCTGCCAATACGATTGACGGGTCTTGGATTGCAAGTCAATCCCAATATAGCGTTCCACTTGGTCGGTGATAGCGCTGATAAGCATACCGATGTAGTCGGCATCAATGGTGTCATAGATGCGGAGGAACGACATGGCTTCGGCTACCGTCAACGGAAGTTGGGTAGGCGCTACCGTCACCCGTGTATCGACAGGGTAAATCTGCGGTGTCCATGCGCCCGTAAGCGAATCCCGTTCCCGTACCGTGAAACTCATTTGCGTTCCTTAGGCTTCAATGTTTTGGTTGTGGTCGGCTGTTCTGCGCCTTGCTCAATAGCCGCGCCCCGTGCGATAAGTAATTGAAATGTTACCTGCTCCATCGCGTGACCCGCCGTGTACGTCTTTCCGGCTTCGTATTTGCGTTGGTTAAGCCCGTCATAGGTCATAACCCAATCTTTAGTGCAAGTGATAGTCATACATCAAAAAATAAGCGGGGAGAGGTCGAAACCCCTCCCCTTGTTGGTCAGTCGGTCGGAGCCGAAAGCGGGAATCCGAGGACACCCACTACCGCTACGTTCGCGTTGCTGAAAATCGCCGAAGCGTTCTGCTTGTAGATTTCAGGGAACACATAGCGTTTCGTCGGACGAATCGAGTAGTAAGCCACGGTGTTCACGGCGGTCGCAAACTCACTTTTGATGAGGTTGGATGCCGACAAAGCGGTGGATGCGCCAATGACGGTCGTATCGCCTTCGCGGAAGGCAAGTGCCAATCCGTTACCGACGTTAAGACCATCCGTTGCCGTTCCCTTTGCTCCAACGATAAGAGCCACGCCCACGCCGGAAAATCCTTTGCAGTCGATAGCCGAACCGTTGACATTCGCGTTGGTTGCGCCACCAGTAGCGGTGGTAGACCATTGCACGTTGGATTGTTGGCCAAAGTCAAACAACATATCTATCCTCCTTATTGGGAAATGTAGCCAGTAATCGCTTCGGAACGAACAACGTCGCCTCCGATACGGGTCATGGCATACAGGTTGGTGACAAAGGCGGAACCCTCGGTGTACGGGTCACGAATCATGTAGAAATCCGTGTTGCGTACAACGGTGTAGCCGTAACGGAAATCACCGTACAGGATAGGAACATCCGCCGTGGTGAAGTTACCGCTTCCACCCGCCAAGTCAGGTGCTTCGTACACCGGATTGCCGAGCAGTTGCGATGGGGTTCCGGCTTGGAACGAAGGCTCCCACAAGTAGCCGTAAGTACCACCCGAAATGGTCAAGCGACGAACTTTAGCCATAGTCTGGCGGTTCATCAACCACGACGCATTGCGACGGTAGAACGACTTGATGTTGGCTTGCATATTGACAAGCGCATCCGAGGTCAGCGCGGCGGGCGCACCCGTACCGGAGAACGCAGTCACGTTGCCAACCAATCCGGTAGGCTGTTTGACACCCGAACCGCTGATGAACGCCGTACCGATGGAGGCTTCAAATTGCTCGCGGATGGACGACATGATTTCGGATTCAAGGTCATACGCCGCGTCATTGGCTTGCTCGACAGTCCAAGCGACACGGGCGGCGAGTTTGTGCGCCGGAATGTCCTTGTAGCCGAACGAGTCTTTGACTTTCGTGGACGCGGTATCTTCTTCCAACCAAGTTGCGGTCAGCGAACTGTTACGCAGGGCTTGCTTGTAGGAAGGGTTGGCGGTATTGACCACGTTTGCGAGTTGCAAGACGGGGCTGATTTCCACGATTTGACGGTTGATGTTCTGCGACATTTCCGCAGGCAAGAGCAACGCTCCGGCTTGGGCAAGGTCGAAGCGAACAAGGTTGTCGGATTTTTTGCCGTAGGTGGAAGTGACTTTCGCCGACTTCATCTCCTCGTCAATCCGACCGGAAGCGAACTTGGAAACCGCATCGAGAAAGGATTTCTTCTCAGCACCTACCGATTCTTCTTGCGAAGCCGGACGGTTTTTGACTTGAAATTCCAACTCATCGAACTTGGCCTGCCACTTCGCTTCGGCTTCCACGTTGTTGCTATGGATGGCTTCTTTCAAGCCGTCCACCGCAGAACGCAGGGAGTCGATAACTTCAATGCTCATTTTTTTAGGGTCATTGAGTGGATGGTTTTAGTGAGTTCGTCGAGAAGTGCCAAAGCGCCTTCGTCGATGGGATTGCCTTTCGGCGCATCCTGTTGTGCTTGTCGCACATTCGTCTCCGCATATTCGCGGAATTTCTTGGCTTTTGCCGACATGATGACCGCTTCCGTGTTCATGGGGAACGGAGTGATGGACACTTCATGCAGGGAAAGTTCTTTCAGTCTGCGAACGCCACCTTCGCCCATGATGGACTTGATGGTTTCGTAGCCGATGGAAAGACCCATCTTCATGCCACGGTCGGCAAGGAATTTGATTTTGCGGTAGGCATTTGCCACTTCGGGAACGTCCAATGGCATTTCGCCACGAAGTTTGAGTCCTTCGGGTGAATCCTCAAGATACCCGATACCCGCGATAGCCGATGTGCGGTAGTCGTGGTCGAGTAACAATGGCACTTTACCGCCCTTGTGCTTCAAGGTTTGGGTGTACGCCCCTTTCTCCACAACATCCCCGCCCAAGTCCACGTTACCGTAGGTCGAAGCGAATCCTTCGATGATTCCTACCTTCTCATCCTCATCCATCTTCACTTCGATGGACTTGAACTTGGCGATGATTTGCGACTTCGGTTGTTCTTCAATACCGTAGAACGACAGTTCGAAATCAAACGGGATGGAGACTAACTCATCGGTCGCTTCAAGGTCGTTCCCGCTACCATCGTAAATGCGGATGGTGTAGGTCTGCGTGTCCTCTTCAACCGTTTCGATGAGTCCGATTTTACCTTCGGGCATTTCAACCATGCTCCCTACGGAAAACTTCTTGGCATCGTCGTCCTCTTCCGGCTCATCGACTTCTTCAATCTCTTCGATTTCCTCGGTTTCAACGACTTCTTCCAAGTCCTCCGCCTTGATTCCGTCAAGAATCTGCTTAATCTTTAGGTATTGAGCTTCCATTGTCTTTTGGATTCATGGGTGTTTTGCGGAGGTCGTCTCCGCCATTCTTGGCTGAATAATTGAGTTCTTCACGGGCTTCGTTCGGTGTGAGGATGCCCGCTTCAACGGCTTTGGTCAAACGCTCAACGGCAAAGCCCCTATCTTCTTGGATGGATTCAATCTTGTCCACGTCAAGGCAGATTTTCGGCTTGTCGTCATAGTAAGGGGAAAGCTGTTTGGTAATCGCCCCGTAAATCTTGCGGGCAAGGGGGATGGACGCTTCCATGTAGAGGGCTTTACGCGCTTCGCGATAGTTGGAATTGTGAACAACCACATTCTCAGCGATGAAGTTATGCGTTTCTTCCACCTCAATGTCGTACACGTCTTGAACCGCGCCTTCCGTTACCGATACGATGGTCGCAAACTCGATTCCAGAATGATGCAGTTGCGCCATGTAGCGCTTCATGGTATTGCTACCGTTACCCGCCATTTTGTGACCGTGCGATGGGGCGTATGCGTTCTCAATCAGTCGCGCCATGTCTTTTGGTTCACGGCTACCGATTTTCACATTGTCCGATGCTTTGGTCGCTTTGAATCCGGCAAGGTAGTTTTCGCGCAGTTCGCCATTAGGAAGCGCCACAATTCGCGTAGAATCGCTTACGGCATCACAGGCGATACCAAGTGACAGGCAGAGTCTTTGAACGTCCTTAGCGAGTTCCTTGTTCGCCACATAGAACGTGACGTGACCTTTTGCATCAACGCTTCCGTCCGTGTCCCACAATCCGCGCAGAAACGCTTGCTTGTGTTCGGTCGGGCAAGTAAACACCCACTCAGGGATGCGCTTGGTCTTGGCGTAGCCGGAAAGCCCAAGTTCGGCAAGTTCTTCAACGGCTTGCTTGTTGACGATTCGGACTTCGCGCTCGTGTTCCGTGACGGTCGAGCCGTAGTGCGATGCCATGACTTCGGAGTAAAACTCGCGGGCATCATTGCGGTTGCCCGCCATGCTCACGATGTTGCGTCCACCGCCATAGGATTTACTAAAGCCGTCACCGAGCATTGCGCCATAAAACTCCATCACGCCAAGCGTAGGAAGTTCGGTAGCGACTGCGCTATCGGGGTATTTGAATGCCTTGAAGATGATGTCGCCTTTGGCAAGTTCATCCATACGCTTGTAGCGCGGGGTCGGGTTGTGCCGTCCATCTTCGCCAACGGTCTTGTCAAGTACAAGTACGGGGTGATTGGCGGTAGCCTCAAGTTTGAATCCGCGCCCTTTGGCGATGTAGGTCATTTCGTGACCCGTTTTGCCTTGCCACACTACGTTGCTTTCGACTACTGAGCCGTTGTCAACGTCAAGCGAATACACCTTGTCGCCTGCTTTGATTTCACCAATGCGCTTGCGACCCGTAGGCGTAGCCACAGATGCGTCATAAGGCAAACAATATGTCTTATTCCCCGC